CACCGTAAACCTAATGAAAAGATAGTAATTGTAAGTGGGGATAGAGATTTGACTCAATTGATTAATGATGATGTATGTGTTTTCATTCCTTCTTTAAAAAAATACATTTCTCCAATGAATCATATTAAAGAAATTGGTTATACGCATGAAAATGTATTAATAAAAAAGATATTATGTGGTGATTCTTCTGATAATATAAAAGGTATAAAGGGTTTAGGTGAAAAAACTTTTTTTGAGTTATTTCCTTTAGCAAAAACAGAGAAATATGATATTAATCGAGTTATTGAAGAAACGAAGTTATTAATAGAGGGGCGCAAACGAGACAAAAAGAAACCGTTATTAGTTACTGAAAATATAATTAATAAGGTTACATTAGGGTGTCAAGGTGAAGAAATTTATGAAATCAATAGTAAAATAATTGATTTATCAAATCCATTGTTAACTGATGAGGCAAAGGAAGAGATGGATAATATTATGTATGCCCCTTTAGATCCTTCTGGTAGGGATTTTAAAAATTTATATGAGATTATTCAAAATAATGAGATGATTGATTTTTTGAATGAAGAAAAATTTGGTAATGTTTTTTCAGTTTTTTTCAAATTAAAAGAAACTGAAAAAAAATATTTTAAAAATTGTTAAAAGAAAAATTGTTTTTTTAATAAAACGCCAGTATCTTTGCATTGTTAAATTGTGTTAAAAAAAATATTGTTTAATTTTAAGAAAAAAAATTATGGAATTAAAAGAACAAAAAGAGTATCGTGAAGAGAGATTTGAGTTTGCATTATATGTTAATGATAATGTTATTTGTAAGCGTAATTTTAGGATTAACAATTTCATTGAAGATAGTATGAATTCTGTTGAGTTTAAAGAAACTGTTGACCAGATAGTAAAATTGGTTGATGATGATTTAAAGTCAAAAAGTCGTGTTTATACGTGGTATTTTTTCAATGAAAAAGAACCTGATGAAGAATTCACTTCACCTTTGCTTCAACCTTGGGAGTGTACTTTTAAGTTGGTTATTTTAGATAATAAACGTGAAGTAATTTCTAAGATATGGGATGGTAGGGCGTATCCTAAATCAGTTAGAGAAAAGGTTGATTTAACAAATAAGTTTGTTAAGATATTAAGTAAGGATGGAAGGGTATATTCTTATGATAAAGAGACATATTTTGATACATATAAAGATAAATTATCTCATGATATGTATGTATTGAAAGCTCAGATTATGGACAAACCAGATGTATTATTAGCAATAACACGTAAGATATGTGAAACATGTTCTCCAAGAGAGGGTTCTCATCAAAATATTAGTGATTTTACGATGTTTGAAAGTTTTGGTAAAAAGAAAAATAAGTATTATTTTAGTAAAAATGGTACTTATCGTAAATATGTGAATGATTGGGGTAAGGCTGTTGCAGAAAAGACGAAAAAATATTTTGAAAATTTATATTAATCATATTGTTGAATGAAAGTAGGTGATAAGAAAGATTTAGGATATTTAGGGGAAGATTTTCAATATAAACTAATTCATACTTTCATGGAAGATAAGGAATTTTTCAAGGATTTGAATAATATTATTGACCAGAACATGTTTACAGATCCAATGTTAAAGGTATTTGTGGGTGTAATGAAAGAATATTATGAGAGAGAAGAATCTGTTCCGTCTTATTCTATGATGAATATTGCATTAAATCAAAAAGCGCATAATGAAATTGAAAGAGAAACATTTCAAGCTGTATTAAAAAAAATAGCAGAAACGCCATCTGATGGTGTTGGTTATATAAGAACATTAGCTGAAAAGTTTTTTAAACAACAAAATATTATCAGAACCGCTAATGAAATTTTAAAAATTGCTGGAGATGGCGATACTTCTAAATATGAAAAGTGTTTGGAATTATTAAATGAGGCTTTAAATCAAGGTACTAGAGAAGAATTTGGTTCGTCTGTATTTGATGATATAGGAGAAACTTTATCTGATGATTATAGAACACCGATACCAACTGGTATTGGAAAATTAGATGAAGCATTGGAAGGTGGATTAGGAAAAGGTGAATTAGGTGTAATTATTGGTTCATCAAGTTTTGGAAAAGCACAACCTCTTGATGCTCGTATTTTAACACCGAGTGGGTATAAAATGATGGGTGAAATGCAAGTTGGTGATGAGGTTATTGGGCGTGATGGAAAACCATATAAGGTGAGCGGAGTATTTCCTCAAGGAATGAGACCAATTTATAAAGTTTCTTTTTCTAATGGTACATCTTGCGAGTGTGATATTGAACATTTATGGAGTGTTAATTCTCATTATCAAAGATGTGGTAAAAAATATATCAAAGGCGTTTCAAAAAATAAGAATGATAAGTATTATGTGCCAGATAAATCTTTTAAAACATTAACTTTAAAAGAGATAATTGAAAAGGGGATTATAAAAAATGGTACAAGTAGATATAATTTTAAAGTGCCAAAAAATGAAATTGTTGAATTTAAAGAAAATACTAATATTATTGACCCATATTTAGTTGGGTATATGATAGGCGATGGGAATATAGAAAGATGTGCTATAACTGTGGGTAATGAGGATAAAAAATGTGTTGAAAATGAGTTGAAGACAATTTTAAAAGAAGATTTACATATTTTTTATAGAGAAAAACGTAATATCTGGTCTTTTGATATTGTTGGTAATACAAAACAATATATTAAAAAGAATTTTGAATATCATACGAGTGAAAGTAAAATTATTCCTAAAGAGTATATTTATAATTCTTCTAAAAATAGAATTGCTTTATTACAAGGGTTAATGGATGCGGATGGAACTGCTAATAAAAATGGAAGTTGTGAATTTTGTAGCAAAAGTAAAAAATTAGCTCAACAAGTGCAATTTTTAGTACGTTCTTTAGGTGGTTTTGCGACTTTAGTTGTAAATCGTAGTGGATATTTTTCTAAGAAAAATTCTAAATATATTGATTGTGGGTTGCATTATAGAGTTACTATAAGTATGTGTGATGAAAATATTAAATTGTTTAGATTACAACGTAAACAAGAACGAATAAAATATAGAAGTCGCTTAAAAGATGCAATTTTCATTTCTAATGTTGAATATGTTGGCGAAAAAGAAGCACAATGTATTATGGTTGATAGCGATGAACATTTGTACATTACTGAAGATTTTATTGTAACACATAACACTTCATTAACAACCGCGATGGCATCATATGCTGCAACATATAAGTGTGAGGCAAATAATCATCATGGTTTTAAGGTGCTTCAAATTGTGTTTGAAGATAGAATTAAACAAATTCAACGTAAGCATATAGGGCGCATTACGGGTATTGAAGCCAAAGATTTATCTAAACATGAGAATATAGATGCAGTTATGGAGCAATTGGCAAAATATGAGGATAGGGAAATGATGTCTGTGAATTTAAGGATATTACGTATGCCATCTGGTGAAATTTCTCCTCAGAAAATTGAACGATTGATAAAAAAAATGATAAACAATGGTTTTAAACCAGATTTGTTGATAGTGGATTATTTTGAGTGTTTAAATCATATTGGTGATTCTTCTTCAAGTGAATGGGAAAAAGAAGGAAAATCAATGAGAAAATTTGAATCTATGGCTAGTTACTTTGATATGGCAATATGGATTCCGACACAAGGTACAAAAGATTCTGTTAATTTGGAATTAGTTACAATGGATAAGGCTGGTGGTTCTTTTAAAAAGATACAAATTGCTCATATTGTAATGTCAATTGCAAGAACAATGGAAGATATTGAAAAAAATAAGGCGACCATAGCATTATTAAAGAATCGTGCGGGTAAAAGTGGGAAGGTATTTAATAATGTTGAATTTAATAATGGTACTTGTAGAATAAGCACAGATAATGTAGATGAATTTGAAAGTATGGTAGAGTATAATAAAAATACTCAAAAAGAAAGAACTATATTAGCTAAAGAAATATTTAAGTTATCTCAACAAAAAAAATAATTTATTTAAAAAATTGGCTATCATTTGTTTAAGTGTTTAGCCAATTTTTTTTTCAAAAAAAGTGTATTTTTTAATTAAAAAGTGTAATATTTATAAAAACATTTTAGTGAAATTAAAAAATAAAAAAATAAAAAAGGAAAATTTATGAATGTAAGAAAAAGTGACAACTCAATTGAGGAGTTTAATGGCAACAAAATCAAGCATGGTATTTGTGAAGCCTATTCAAGTGTTGGCGAGTATTGCCCAGAAGAGTTAATCGAGTCGTTAATGAAAAATTTGTATTTATACGAAAATATACATACATCTGAAATTCGTAGACAAGTTGAAGAATGTTTAATGTCTATAAATAAAAAAGTTGCCAAATCTTATATATCAAAATATAAAGATATTGATGCTAATGGTAAAATTTTAAAAAATAAGGGGGATTTTATTAGTAATTATATAAATGCATCAAATGCATCTACTGGTTCTAAATACGACCCTAATGCTAATGTTACAAATAAAAATATTGCTA